CTTCGTCAAACATATCATTTAGCTCATCAACAACGTTGTCGTAACTATGCATTCCTTTTTGTATTTCTTGTGCAAAATCGTGTAGTTGTTCTTGCATATCAGTTACAGCGTCTTTCATGCCGCCTTCTTCTATTCCTTCTTCTTTAGGCTCGTCCATCATTGCTGATAATCGTTCCATATCTTGACGCATTGGCATCATAGCATCTGTTGCGGGTTGTGCATCGCCTAGTCCTGCATTTTTCATCATACCGATTAGATCAGCTACATGATCCTTACCCGATGCATTCATGCTAATGTTCATTGTTACAGGATTTCCTTGATCCATAGGTGCAGGAGCCATTCCTGGTCCTTCTGCCATTTCTGGAGGGCACTCTGCTAACTGCTCTGATTCTGTTAGCTGTTGCTTTGCTTCATTTTCTAGATCCGTCATACGCTGGATCATATCTTTCATATTCATTATTAGCTCCCTATCGGTGATTTTGCATTTTCGCTATCGTCAATGTCTTTAGACTCGCCTACAGGTGCGCCTGCCATAGGATCGTTATCTCTTTCTTTGCGTGTTGTCTCTAACTCTTTAAGTAGTTCCATTACACGATTTCCGCCAACCGATTCTTGCGCACTTTCGCCGCCCATGTCTTCTTTATCTAACATGGCTTCATAAGGTGCATCGTCTTTGGTATCTTGATATTCTTCTCTTGGATCATTAGCACCGCGTACAATAATGTGTGCTTGATCAACACTACAGCATGATCCGATATATTCTTGCATGACTTGCGGAGTTGTAGGATAATCAACTTCTACATCCCAATAAGTAACTTCCATATTTTGTAATTGTGGGAAATCTAATGGGCGTTCTTGGATTGGAGTTTTCTTTCCATTACTCATGTTAGTAATGTTATATTTTCCTAGTGCAGTTTTCATAGCACCTTCAAAACCTTCAGGCAAGTCACCTGCTACTCCTACTTTAAAAGGGTAAGTCTTTTTAGATTCTGTTAATATTTCTGTAAATGATCTCATTGCGCAATGACCTTTTGTATTATATAAGTTATTTATCTTTATCTAACCCTTTAAGCCGTTCTAAGAGGCTATTGCGGTCTGTTACAACATATCCTTCACCGTCGATCATTCCTTCGCCGGGCGGTTTTGAATCTTTATCTGCTTTTTCTTTTTTAAGTTGTAGTTCTACCATCTTGAGTTTTTTATCTAGTTTAGCAACTTTAGCATCTAATGATGTTTTAAGCATCCCGCCTGCTACTTCAAACACTCTGCCACTATAGCGACTTTCTACATTCATACCTAGATCCATTAGATCGTCATAAGCTTGCATAGCTTTGTCTGCTACTTCGTTAAGCTCTTTATCGGCCATATCGCCCAAACCTTTAACTTGAGGTAATGCACTAGTGATCTTATCAAACTCGGCCATGTCTCTAAGAGTTTCGGCTTGTTCGATTTCATATTGTTTTTGTTCTTGTTCTTGTTCTTCTGCTTGTTCTATAATTTCTTTTGAATTAGGTAAGTTTAACAAGTCTTCTAATTTTTTAGTCATAATAACTTTCCATTAACTGCTACTATTATTTATCGTCTTGTGCCGTTATGAAAAATATCATCTTCTGTAACAATTCTAAATGTGATATTATTTTGTTTGCACCAAACTCTTGCTGCTTCCCACTTTGCTTGATTTACAATATAATGTGCTTGGTTGTGTTTTGACTTTCCTAAGTTTTCTTTCATTGCTTGATTTTTTGGTTTAACTTCAATAAGTTCAACACGTTGGCTGCCTTTTTGATCGTTATAAACAATAAAGAAATCAGGAACATAGATAGTTTGTTTGCCACTTAATGGGTTTCTATAAGGTATGCGTATTGCTTCGCTTGCCCATTGTGCAATAGCAGGATGCTCGTCGCAGAATTTCATAAAGGTAAATTCCCATCCACTTCGATATGTAGGAGTTTTCTTTCCTACATACTTGTCTGGATTTTTTAAATCAAATTTACCTGATGCATACTTTCTACTCATGGAATAATATTACGTTGCTCAATTCTTATTCCGCCAAATTCTGTTTTAAATCCTAATTGACTACTTTTAGGTCTATTGATGTTAAGAATAGTACCTACAGCATTGCTTAGTTTAACATCAGTTAAACCATCTAATGTATCTATAAGCTTTTGAATATTAAAATTATCTCTTTTTGCTTGTTCTAAGAGTACTGCTGCTGTATTAATAGCACTTACTTTTTCAAAACCTCTTTTTAGGAAGTAACCTATTACTGCATCAACTTCATTGCTTGAAAATGATAACGATTCTCTATTATAGCTGTCGAAGAATTTTTTAACTGCATCGGCACTATCGGTATTTGTATTTGCTGGTAAGTTTGACGGCATATTGTTTCCTTAGGTATATCTTTTATTATACTCTTTTCGCTGCGACTGAATAGCTAAAGATGCGGCACGCTTTTGCGTTGGTGACAAGTTGCTATTTAAAACTGCTTGTTCTGTTGCAACACCTAACCCTGGTATATTAGCAGTCTCAGCAGCAATAAACGCCTGTTGTTGATCAGTAAGTGAGGTAGTTTCTAGTAATCTACTTACCATATCAGCAGCTTGTGATGCACTTTGAACTCTAACACCTGTTAAGTTTGGTGTGCCTGCACTTCTATTTACTTTAGTACGTTGTCCTACAGCATCTATTACGGTACTGGCAATATTTAAAGCTTGTCTATTGCCGCCAAGCCCAATAGTATCAAGAACTTGATTAGTTACTGCTAATTGTGCAATTTCGCCTAATGTATCGTATTCTGAAAGGTTGTTTAATCCAAGGCTAGATGCATTACCTGTACCTATTACTTTTCGTATAACTGTATTTCTAATACTAGGATTATCTAATAATACATTTACAACATCACTGCCGTCTCTAATTCTCGAAGACTGTTGTTGGTTAGATGCAACTGTGCCTCTATTAGAATTTGGAAATAGCAACCCAGATAATCCTCCCGGGTTTGAAAAAGTACCGTTATTAAAAGTACCCTGTCCCGGAATACTAAAAGGATTTTGGGCCATAGTTGGCGTAGATTGATAAACCGGAGTTGCTTGATTTTCTAAAACATAATTTGATTGTTGATTAGGATAAAGATCTTGATTTCCTAACGGACTAGGAGTACTATCATATCCTGTCCTAGAATCGCCAAACGTCTTAGGCTCTCCGTTTGGTCCAATTTCAACTTCCCCATGATCGTATATAACACCTTCGTACATAATTGTCATGGTATTTTCTGCAATGCCTATGCCGTCTGCAGAGTCCATTGTATCGTGTTGCCACCTCTCGACAATAGGATTAATTAATGTAAAACTATTCCATTTATTTCGGCTTAATTGAAATATTTTTATTTGATTAAAAAAAGGAATCATAGTTCCGTTGTCTAAACCGTAACTAGGAACTTGTGATGAATACTTGTCTCGCGATCCGTATGTTTGTCCTAACGCACTACCAGTGCCATCATTGTAGTTACCGTCTTTAAAATAATATGTATAATATTCTTGTAGCAAACTCATAGTTACGCCTGCTTTATCATCATGCCACTTTACAGTGATCGGATCATAATCAATACGAGTTTGTATATTCTTTTTTCTATTATATTGCTGCCTAGTTTCAACACTTGCACTATAACTAGGAAGATCTACACTTTTTACTAAAACATTTACAAGAGGCTCTTCTTGAACCGAAATGCTTGCATGTTGTCTTGCAGCATTTGTAAGTTCAAATACACAATGGTAAAGAAACTTTACCTTTGGCGAGAAGTTCATACGCTGTTGCGTATATAATCTATGAGCGTGTTGATAGTCTCTAAAATTTGTTTCAGCCATGACAATCTCCTATACATTATTTATCTGTAAAAAATACTCAAAAAAATAGGGGACACAAAGTCCCCTATATTATAGTCTCAAATGCCAATTGTACTATTATTCAGGAGTTGGACCTTCTGAAGTGTTAATAGTTGTATTAGCTGTACTTCTACCTACTGAAATACCTAGTCCAGCTGTTCTAGTTACGCCGTCTTCTTCTGTTTGAATTGCGTTGTCGTAACGTATAGATAGTGTAATTGTTACTGGATCATTTGTAGCGTATGATAATGAATTGTAGTTTGCAGATTCAATGTAGCAACCTACTAAGTTGATTCTATCAACAACATTAGTATCAAAGTTACCGTTACCACCGTCTAGTACTTCTACAGCCATTCCGAACTTGTAGCTACCGCCTGAAAATGCTGAAGCTTGCTCATAGAAATCAAATTGTTTCTGTAGCTGCTCACCTACGAGTCTTTGTACTCTGTTATTTACATCTTCACGTAGTGTAAGTGTAACTGGTTCCCAAGTATGCTTACCAGCAATGTAACTTCTTGAGTTATATGCATCAATAGTGATGTTTTCAAACGTTAGATTTGGTCTTGTAACATCGACTGTTTGCTTTGTGATTTCAGTTAAGTCTGTTGAGTTACCGAAGTTTGATACAACAACTCTAAAACGATACTGAAGTTTAGGCATCAATAATGTGCCGTTTTTCTGTCCGTCATTAACAGGGACTGAAATATTTTTTAGTGAATTAATTGGCATTTGTTATCCTCTCTAGTAATATTATTTATCATAGTTGGGGGGTAATTTTTCTACCCCCCAAATTTATGATTAGCTTCCTAGTGCTGCTATTTCACCTGTGTTTTTAATTCTCAATGGAATGTAAATAAATTCAACAGCTTTAACTGGTTCAATTGCAACATCGATCCAAAGTTCATTTCTGTCAATTCTTGCAGGTGTATTGTTTGATTCGTCACATACAACCACATAGTCATACAATGCTCTCAAACTTGCCAATTCTAGTAAGAACCCTTCTGTAGCTTGTTTGATTTGATCACGTGTAATCTTATCATTTGGTTCAAACAAGTAAGGTCTTGCTAATGCTTCCAATGTTGTTCTCATATAAATTACAAGTCTTGTAACATTAATTCTATCTAGTGCTGTTGCAGCTCTTGCACGAGTTTTCTGTCCAAACACTTGAATACCTGCGCCAGCAATAAATGTAATCGGGTTAATATTATTTAGATACAATGTATCACGCACACCACTACCTAGTGCAATGCTGTAAAATTCACCTTCATCATTAATATAGCCTGTTGAAGTTGCGTTTGTTACGCCGCCTCTTCTAACACCTGCTGGTGCAAACCACGGATAACTCTTTTGATCACTTAATATAATTGTACGTAGCGCCATGTGCGTTGCTGGTACAACAATATTATTACCAAAGTTATCGCTTGTAAATCCTGCTGGATAATACATAGCTAGATATTCATCTCTACTCGGACCGCCGACTTCGTTGTCTTCAACTGCTAAGTTTGCGTTTTGTGCCCATTCATTTAATGAAGTTGCATCCGGTGTCAAGCGCATTGGTGTATCGCCAATAACCATACCTGTTAATCTACGTGTGTAGTTTAGGTCAATCATTTCACCAATTAGCTCTGGATAACCTGGACAAGCCATTAGGTTAAATCTAATTAGTTCTTCGTCACGAATATCAATATTACTATTAACCATTGCTTGTAGTTTTTGTACAACTGACTTGCGTTGTGCAAAACGTCCAAATGTTCCTGATCCATCTTCATTATTGCCTGAGTCTGTTACCCAACGGTGTGGATAATAATTAGTCATCGGTTGATCTAACCAACGACCGTTGTCATCAGATACGTTAATGTGATTACGTACAAAACGTTTTACATTAAATCCACTTCTGCGTAGATTCCATAACAGCATACCTCTTGGATATAGTGCAGGATCTGGTGCATCTGGGTCTAAGTAGTTGCTCGATAGTAGATCAACAATATCTGCTGCATCTATATCACTGCCCGATAGTCCCCAACGTGCTTCGTCAAACAGCACACCATTTTCTGAAGTTTGGTCTGTTTTATCAAGTAAAACCCACGCTTGTAATGCAACATTATAACGATAAATGTTTGGATAGTTCTCTAAGTCCG